CAAAGTAGATGTCTCTTCTTCTAGTGGGGGTATCTTCTATCTTCCCCCAAAAGAAGGTAACAATGAGTAATTGCCAACATTCAACAATAACGATAGAGATTTAGGTTATTGGGAACTGCCTAGACCTAAGAAGGGTAAAGAACGAGAGTGGCATGTTATTGCTAGGGTAAGCAAACGAGTGCCATATGGTTATGAGATACACCCTGACAATGAAAACTTACTACGCCCTATACCAGAGCAATTAGAAGCATTAGAGCTTGCTAAACGTCATCTAAAACAGTATAGTCTACGTGATGTAGCCAGATGGTTAACAAAACAGACAGGCCGCGAAATATCTCATGCAGGTCTAAAGCAGAGAATTGAAATTGAGCGAAGACGTAAAAAAGCTACTACAATTAAACGGAACCTTGCCAAGCGACTCGAAGCGGCGTTACAAGAAATCGAGAAGCTCGAAAAAGGCAGGGTCGGGGCGTACTCAGACAAAGAGTGAGGAAACGGTCACACCCCCAGTAGAGACTGTACCTGCTGTAGTAAGAGAACCTGAGTTTGATGTTGAGGCTGCACAGGATGTAGTGTTTAAGCCGAACCCCGGCCCTCAGACGTTCTTTCTTAGTGCCTCTGAGCGTGAGGTTCTATATGGTGGGGCAGCAGGTGGTGGTAAATCCTATGCGATGCTTGCTGATCCGCTACATGGCCTTAACAATCCTAACTTCTCTGGTCTACTTGTACGTCACACTACAGAAGAACTACGGGAACTAATTCAAAAGTCTCAGGAGTTATACCCCCGTGCAGTACCCGGAATCAAATGGTCAGAGCGAAAGTCTCAGTGGACATCTCCACAAGGAGGACGGCTTTGGATGTCCTATCTCGACAAGGACACAGATGTCACACGCTACCAAGGTCAGGCTTTTAACTGGATTGGATTTGACGAACTTACTCAATGGTCTTCACCTTACGCTTGGGATTATATGAGATCGCGCTTACGTAGCGCACATGCAACAGATTTAGGTCTTTACATGAGAGCTACAACAAACCCCGGAGGCGCAGGACATGCTTGGGTTAAGAAGATGTTTATTGACCCTGCACCTTCTGGCAAAGGCTTTTGGGCGACTAATCTCGAAACAGGGGAAACAATCACCTTCCCTAAAGGCCATTCTAAAGAAGGTCAGCCTCTGTTTAAGCGTAGGTTTATACCTGCAAGTTTGTTTGATAACCCATACTTGGCAGAAGCAGGTGACTATGAGGCGATGCTTCTTTCTTTGCCAGAACACCAAAGGAAGCAGCTACTCGAAGGAAATTGGGACATCAATGAAGGGGCAGCGTTCCCTGAGTTCAGTCGTGATATTCATGTGGTTGAAAGCTTCGATATTCCTGACACGTGGGTTAAGTTCAGGGCTTGCGATTATGGTTATGGTAGTTATACTGGCGTTCTATGGTTTACTGTAGCCCCCGACGAACAACTAATTGTATATCGTGAGATGTATGTGTCAAAGGTTACAGCTACAGACCTAGCTGATATGATCTTAGACGTAGAGAAACACGATGGTGGTATTAGATACGGTGTGCTTGACTCTTCTTTATGGCATAACCGTGGCGACACTGGGCCATCCCTAGCAGAGCAAATGATAATGAAAGGATGCCGCTGGCGTCCCTCAGATCGCAGTAGAGGCTCACGTGTCGCTGGTAAAAACGAACTACATCGACGCTTACAGGTTGATGAGTTTACTGAGAAGCCTCGTTTGGTGTTTATGGATAACTGCACCAACACTATTGCACAAATCCCTAGCATACCGCTAGACAAGAGAAACCCAGAAGACGTAGACACTAACGCAGAAGACCACTTGTATGATGCTTTACGCTATGGTGTAATGACACGTCCACGTAGTCACAGTATTTGGGATTACAGTCCCGCAACACAGCGCACAGGCTTTCAGGCAAGCGACTCAACATTTGGATACTAAATATGGCAGAGAATGACGAATTAAACTTTGACACAGATGATGTCGTAGCAGCAGAAGATACGACAGATAGCATTTTTACTGAGACATCTAGTGTTGTGGGCTTCGTTCAGGAACGCTTCCGTAGATCAGAGGATGCTCGTCATCAGGACGAAGATCGTTGGCTACGTGCTTACCGTAACTATCGAGGTTTGTATGGCCCTGACGTACAGTTCACTGACTCAGAAAAGTCACGTGTATTTGTTAAGGTTACTAAGACTAAGACACTAGCAGCATACGGTCAGATCGTTGACGTACTATTTGGCAACAATAAGTTTCCACTAACTGTTGATCCATCTGTTCTGCCTGATGGCGTAGCAGAGTCTGTACACATTAACGTTGATCCTAATGCAGCAGCCGCAGGAAATGCTCTTAATGCTATCACAGAGGATCGCCCTTCATCACCTTACCTGTTTGATGGTGAACGTAAGCTAGAACCGGGTGAGACTGTCTACGATATGCGTAAGCGTCTAGGCCCACTATCAGATAAGCTAGAAGCTGTCTCTGAGAAGGTTGTAGAGGGTGCAGGTACTACAGCTACTACTGTGACATTCCATCCTGCTATGGTAGCAGCTAAGAAGATGGAAAAGAAAATCCATGATCAGCTAACAGAAAGCGGTGCATCTGTGCATCTACGTTCTATGGCTTTCGAAATGGCTCTGCTTGGCACAGGTGTCATGAAAGGCCCATTTGCTGTAGATAAGGAATACCCTAACTGGAATGAAGAAGGTGAGTATGATCCTCTGATCAAGACTGTACCTGAATGTAACCACGTATCTGTATGGAACTTCTATCCAGATCCAGAAGCTACATCTATGTCAGATGCTGAGTATGTAGTTGAGCGTCATAAGATGTCACGTACGCAATTACGTACGCTAAAGCAGCGTCCTTACTTTATGAATGACGGCATTGATATGGCTGTTGCTAAAGGGCCAGACTACCAACAGAAACACTGGGAAATGACAATGGACGATGATCAGGCACAGCCTGACTCTGAGCGTTGGGAAGTCCTAGAGTTCTGGGGTTTTGTAGACACAGATATGTTAGAAGAGCACGGTGTTAACGTACCGCGTGAACTAAAAGACCTAGACGAAGTAAGTGCTAACGTTTGGGTGTGTAACGGTGAAGTGCTACGTATGGTACTAAACCCATTCAAACCTGCACGTATCCCCTTCTATGCTGTTCCTTATGAGCATAACCCATACAGCTTCTTTGGTGTTGGTATTGCTGAGAACATGGATGACACACAGACGTTGATGAATGGCTTTATGCGTATGGCTATTGACAATGCTGCACTGTCTGGTAATTTGATTGTCGAGGTTGATGAAACTAACCTTGTTCCGGGTCAAGACTTAAATATCTATCCCGGTAAAATCTTCCGTCGTCAAGGCGGTGCTCCGGGTCAGGCAATCTTCGGTACTAAGTTCCCGAATGTCGCTGGTGAGAACATGCAACTGTTTGATAAGGCTAGGGTTTTAGCAGATGAAAGCACAGGTTTCCCATCGTTTGCACACGGACAGACAGGCGTATCAGGCGTGGGTCGTACCGCTTCTGGTATCAGTATGCTTATGTCTGCAGCTAACGGCAGCATACGGACTGTTGTTAAAAACGTTGACGATTATCTCATTCGCCCACTAGGTAAGTCTTTCTTTGCATTCAATATGCAGTTTGATTTTGATGAAGATATTCGTGGTGACTTAGAAGTACGTGCATCTGGTACGGAAAGCCTGATGGCTAATGAAGTACGTTCACAGCGTTTAATGCAATTCTTACAAGTAGCACAGAATCCTGTACTTGCACCGTTTGCTAAAATGGATTATATTATCCGTGAGATTGCTAAGAGTATGGACTTAGACCCTGACAAGGTGACAAACTCTATGCAAGATGCAGCAATCCAAGCAGAGTTGCTTAAAGGTTTCCAAGCCCCCGCGCCTACACCTGAACAGGGTGTTCCTGCGCCAGAGGGTCAAGGCCCACAAGCAGTAGCAGATACTTCTGGTGGTGGCGGTTCACAGATTGGTGTGGGTACAGCCCCTACACCGGGTGAACAAGGATTTACGGGTAATGTCGCTTAAAAAGCTAGTCAACGATAAAGAACTATACGATACATTTCTGAAACACGTAGATGACTTAATCTACCTACAACACAAGCAGATGGAACGTGCAGAAGAACCTGCTGTTCTATACAGAGCGCAGGGTGCAATAAACACTCTGCGTAAACTAAAGTTACTGAGGGAACAGGTAAATAATGGCTGACTATCGTAAACGTCTAACGGATATGACACCAGAGGAGCTTCAGCAAGTAGCACCGGGTTTTACCCCTGCTGAAGAAGTTTCTAAGCCTATTAGTGTGCAAGGTGCAGAGGTAGCAGTTAGCGCACTAACACCGTTAGACTTTGCAGTAGAAGTACAAGAAGAACTACGAAAAGATAAACCTGACTACTTAAAAATAGGTGCTTTAGCAGGTGTAGAAGTTATAGGTGCAGTTCCCGGCCTTGGTGGTGCAGCTAAGAACATGATACGTCAGGGTGCTAAGTTTAAAACTAGGCGTGGGTCGGTTTATACTGTAGAAGATCAATCACGTACAACACGTGAACGCGCACCTGACACACCCGGTGGTGAATTTGTAAAACAGCCTACTAGTGGTAAAACAATTTATATGTCTTACGATGACATGGAACGTTTTGGCCTTCTGTTTCAAAAAGGTGAACCTGAGTTATATCAGTTTGTACCTACAGGCAAAGATAAAGCACAGCTAGTATTTAACAAAGACTACGGCCCCCACAAAGCAGGGGATGCTGTACCAAATACAGAGGTTTCTTATACGCTAGAACCACAACTAGGTCTAAACCCTGTTGAGATATATAATTCTACAAATAAGAGCAAACGCTCTATTCACTTTGGTAATGAGATCGTTGAAGTAGAAAGTGATATTCCTAAAGTATCACGCAATAAAGATATGGAATACGAAGGATATAATGAGGGCGGCGCAGTAATGGACGAACAAATGAAAGCGGTATTCAAGTCAAGCCGTGGTATGGCAGAGGGTGGCACAG